GAGGAAGAGAGACAGTCATACGCGTTCAATGATAATTATGATATAGTAAATCCAAATTCTTAAAATTAAATAAATTGATATGGCTTTTAAAATGACTAATCCTCCTTATATAACTGATAACACTCCAATTTATAGTACTGATATGGACGATAATATATTAGGAATGGCTCAGTCAAATGGTTCAATTTTAATTAACAAAAATGTATCACCATTAGAGTTGAAAAAAAGTAAAACAGTAGAACATGAAATGGTTCATATAGATCAAATGAGACGTGGCGATTTAGATTATAATGATACACATGTAATTTGGAAAGGTAAAAAATATCCACGTTCTAAAATGAATGAAGGCGCTAAGAATCTACCTTGGGAAAAAGAAGCTTATATAAAACAAGATAAATCTCCATTTAGACAGGAAAAAAATTTTATAGATAAGATTAATAATAAGATAGTAGAATACTACAATCCTCCATTAATTAAGGATAAAAAACAAAGAGATCGTGATCTTGATAATTATATCAAAAAATCAAATCATAAAATAACTCAAAAAAAAATAGATACTACTAGAAAAAAAATAGAATACACATTTAATAATAACAATAAATAAATAAATAAAAATGGCATACACACAAAAAGCAGGAAGAGGAAATGCATCTAAAACAGGAAATGGATTACCATCAGCATTATTGCAAAAAAAACCAGATTTCAAAGGATCAACTGATAAAGGCGAAATGGGAGGTGGTTATTTACCTGGAAGAACAGCTAATACAGACTTACTTAAAGTAGCTAAACATTACGGTGGTAAAGTTGTTGAAAAAATTAAAGAAGGAGGTAGATATTTATCTGATCTTGCTGAAGGTAAAAAAGGTTCTGCTGGATACAGTGGAGGAGACGAAAGCATGAGACAGAAAAATATTGGTAGAAAGATTAAGAAATAAAATTAAAATATATTTAATAAATAGTAGAATACTATTTATTTAAGTGATTAATTAGTTATAACAATTAAATTAAATAAAATGGAAACAGAAATTAAAAAAATTACAGAACAACAATTAAAAATTACAGAACAACAATTAGAGATACTGTCTAAACAACAAAAGGACTTATCTGATATTTTAATTAATATCGGAGTATTAGAATCTCAAAAACATAGTTACTTACATCAATTAGCAGATACTAATAAAAGTATTGAAGATTTTAAACTAGAACTACAAGAACAATACGGTAGTGTCAATATTGATTTACAAGACGGTTCTTATACTGAAATCGAAAAAGCTTAATAATGGAATCTTGTATTAGAAAAATAAGTATAGGATCAGACTATAAGAATGAAGCAATGCATTATTCAGTTGGTCAATCTGTTTATGGAGGTCATGAAATAAGTTGTATATTGCAAGATAGTACGGATCTTTCTTATTTTATCTATATAAAAAAAGGAGATGAAGTAATGCCTTGGAAGAAATTTAATTCTAACATGGCAATATCAGTAGAATATGATTTAGAGTATTGATGAATAGTGTATTTAGTTTTATAGTAAAACCAGTTGGTGATAGATACAATAATAAACTAAAGATTGGTGATAAAGAATTAGTATTAAATACTAAAATAGAAAGTTTTAAGTCTGTGAATAATCTAGCGGAAGTTATATCAACTCCGTTAGCTTATTCTACTGATATAAAAGTTGGTGATCTTGTTGTTATTCATCATAATGTTTTTAGACGCTTCTATGATATTAGAGGTAATCAAAAAAATAGTAGATCGTATTTTATAGATGACATGTACTTTTGCGACATAGATCAAATATATTTATACAAAAATGATGGTGATTGGAAGTCATTTGGAGATAGATGTTTTATAAAACCATTAAAGAATACAGATCATTTAAGCAGTGATAAAGAAAAAAAACTTATTGGTATATTAAAATACGGAAATAGTTCTTTAGAATCACTTAAAATCAACGAAGGAGACTTAGTTGGTTATACTCCAGGTGGAGAATTTGACTTTGTTATAGAGGGACAAAGATTATATTGTATGAAATCTAATGATATTGTAATTAAATATGAATGTAAAGGAAACGAAACAGAATATAATCCTAGCTGGACACAAAGCAGTATTAGAACTGATTAAGGTAGCTGAAGAAGCAATTTTAAATAATGGAGACGATGACTTGTCTGCTGACAAATTGAAGAATGCGGCTGCTACAAAGAAATTAGCTATATTTGATGCTTTTGAAATATTAAGTAGAATAGAAGAAGAAGAAAAACTACTTACGGTAGAAGATAAAGAGTCTGAAGCTAAAGTTTTCAAAGGTTTTGCGGAAGGGAGATCTAAATAATGTACGAACAAAGTTTATATAAAATTATACCTGACTATGTTAAGTCAAGTGTTATAAAACAAAATAATCGTCTTAATAAATGGAAATATGGATATGATAAAGATCATGACATGGTTATTATTAGTAAGACTGGAAAGATTGGTGAAATATATGAAATCCAGAATTTAAAAATAGCATTACCATTAGTAGAAAACTCTTATTGTAGATCTAAAACAAAAGAAGAACAATATTGGGAACAAATGGAATTTCCAAAAGAAATAAGTAAAATAAAAAGTACGTCTGAGTGGAATAAACAAACGGAATTGTTTAAAGATAGATGGTATGATTATATAGATAATGAATTCAAGTATAGAGAGGAAGGTTTGTTTTTTCACAATAATGGATTTCCAACATATATAACAGGTACACATTATATGTATCTTCAGTGGAGTAAGATTGACGTTGGTGCTCCAGATTTTAGAGAATCAAATAGATTATTTTTTATTTTCTGGGAAGCTTGTAAAGCAGATCCTAGATGTTATGGAATGTGTTATTTGAAAAATAGACGTTCTGGATTTTCTTTCATGTCTTCTTCTGAATTAGTAAATTTAGCAACAATATCAAGTGACTCTAGATACGGTATACTTTCAAAATCTGGAGCAGATGCTAAAAAAATGTTTACAGATAAAGTTGTACCAATATCAATAAACTATCCTTTCTTTTTTAAACCTATTCAAGATGGTATGGATAGACCTAAAACTGAATTAGCTTATAGAATACCTGCATCAAAGTTAACTAGAAGAAAACTAGATGCTAATGAAAAATTAGAACAACTAGATGGACTCGACACTACTATTGACTGGAAAAATACTGGAGATAATAGTTATGATGGTGAAAAACTAAAGTTGTTAGTACATGATGAAAGTGGAAAATGGGAAAGACCTGATAACATATTAAATAACTGGCGAGTAACTAAAACTACTTTAAGATTAGGTAGTAGAATTGTTGGAAAATGTATGATGGGTTCTACTTCTAACGCATTAGATAAAGGTGGTGAAAATTTTAAAACTCTATATAATAATTCTGATGTTACAAAAAGAAATCGTAACGGACAAACTAGTTCAGGTATGTATAGTCTTTTTATACCTATGGAATGGTCTTATGAAGGATTTATTGACATTTATGGTATACCTGTATTTGATACTCCAATAAAACCAATAAAAGGAGTTGATGGTAATTATATAGATCATGGTGTTATAGAACATTGGCAGAATGAAGTAGATGGTTTAAAGTCAGATCAAGATGGTCTAAACGAATACTATAGACAATTTCCAAGAACTGAACAACATGCTTTTAGAGATGAAGCGAAACAATCTCTTTTTAATCTAACTAAAATATACGAACAAATAGATTATAACGACGACTTAAGAAATACTAGTGTTATAACTAAAGGTAGTTTTCAATGGGAAAATGGTATTAAAGATACTAGAGTAGTATTTTATCCAAATAAAGATGGTAGATTTTTAATATCTTGGATTCCACCATTACAACTACAGAATAATATAATAATAAAAAATGGTTTAAAATACCCTGGCAATGAACATATTGGAGCGTTTGGTTGTGATCCTTACGACATATCTGGTACTGTTGATGGTAAAGGATCTAATGGATCATTAAGTGGACTAACTAAGTTTTCTATGGAAGATGCACCATCAAATGCTTTCTTTTTAGAATATATAGCTAGACCGCAAACAGCAGAGATATTTTTTGAAGATGTTTTAATGGCTTGTATATTTTATGGTATGCCTATATTAGCAGAAAATAATAAACCTAGATTATTGTATCATTTTAAAAGAAGAGGTTATAGAGGTTTTTCGATGAATAGACCTGATAAAGTTTGGAATAATTTATCTGTAACAGAAAGAGAAATTGGTGGAATACCAAACTCTAGTGAAGATATAAAACAAGCACACGCTTCAGCAATAGAATCATATATAGAAGAATACATAGGATTAACTGAAACCGGATATGGTAATATGTATTTTAATAGAACTCTCAATGACTGGTCTAGATTTAATATAAATAATAGAACAGATCATGATGCTTCTATAAGTTCTGGATTAGCTATAATGGCGTGTAACAAAAGTCGATATAGTCCTTCAGTTAAAACAGTTAGACAAGTTTATGATTTAGGAATAAAAAAATATGACAACAATGGTTCTTTATCAAAAATATATAATAAATGAATATATATACAAATACTAATAGTGCATTTCCAAGTCAAGTAGTAAGTGATGCGGATAAGGCATCTGAAGATTACGGATTGCAAGTATCTAGAGCTATAGAACAAGAGTGGTTTGGAAAAAGTAGAGCAAATAATAATAGATATGCTTCTAATTGGGGTAATTTTCATCAATTAAGATTATATGCTAGAGGAGAACAATCTGTACAAAAATATAAGGATGAATTAGCAACTAATGGTGATATTTCATATTTGAATTTAGATTGGAGACCAGTACCTGTTATATCGAAGTTCGTTGACATAGTAGTAAATGGTATGTCACAGAAAACCTATGATATAAAAGCTTACGCTCAAGATCCAGAGTCTCTACAAGCAAGAACTTCTTACGCACAATCTATTCTTAGAGACATGTATTCTAAGGATTTAATAAGTAAAGCTAATAGTTTGACTGGAATGGATTTTTCAAATTCACCTCTTCCACAAGAAGATCTTCCAGAGACTAAAGAAGAATTAGACATACACATGCAACTAACTTATAAGCAATCTATTGAGATAGCCGAAGAAGAAGCAATAAATAATGTTTTAGCTAATAATAAATGGGATTTAATAAGAAGAAGATTAAACTATGACCTTACAGTATTAGGTATAGCGTGCGTTAAAACTAATTTTAATAAAGCTGAAGGAATAACGATAGATTACGTTGATCCTGCTTATATAGTTTACTCATATACAGAAGATCCTAACTTTGACGATATATACTATGTTGGAGAAATAAAAGCAGTTACAATATCTGAATTAAAAAAACAGTTTCCACATATAACAGACGAAGAATTGTTAAAGATTCAAAACATGCCAGGTAATAACCAATATGTAACTGGCTGGGGTAATTACGATGAGAATACTGTTCAGGTATTATACTTTGAGTATAAGACTTATATGAATCAAGTATTTAAAATAAAATATGGTGAAAACGGATTAGAAAAAGCTATTCAAAAGACAGATGACTTTAATCCACCACAAAACGATAATTTTGAAAGAATATCTAGAACTATAGAAGCATTATATACTGGTGCTAAAATACTAGGTACAAATACAATGCTTGAATGGAAGATGTCAGAACACATGACTCGTCCATTTGCTGATACTACAAAAGTTCAAATGAACTATTCAATAGCAGCACCTAGAATGTATAAAGGTAAAATAGATTCAACAGTTAATAAAATAACTGGTTTTGCTGATATGATACAGTTGACTCATTTGAAGATACAACAGGTTATGTCTAAAATGATTCCTGATGGTGTATTCGTTGATGTAGATGGTTTTGCCGATGTTGATTTAGGTAATGGAACTAATTATAATCCAGCAGAAGCGCTTAATATGTATTTTCAAACTGGTAGTATAGTAGGTAGATCTCTAACTCAAGAAGGCGGAATGAATGCTGCTAAAATACCTATTCAGGAATTAACAAGTTCATCTGGTCAAGCTAAATTAGCGTCTTTAATTCAGACATATCAATATTATCTACAGATGATAAGAGATGTTACTGGATTAAACGAAGCAAGAGATGGAAGTATGCCAGAAAGAGATGCATTGGTAGGGCTTCAAAAGATGGCCGCTAACGCATCAAATACAGCTACTAAACATATATTACAATCTAGTTTATATTTAACGCTTAAAACGTGTGAGAACGTATCTCTTAGAATAGCTGATTGTTTAGATTTTCCTTTAACAGCTAATGTATTAGAACAAAGTATAACAACTTATAATACTTCTACGCTTAGAGAAATAAAAAACTTAAACCTTCATGATTTTGGTATATATTTAGAATTAGAACCAGACGAAGAAGAAAAAGCAATGTTAGAACAAAACATACAAGTCGCCTTACAAGCAGGTAGTATAGACTTAGATGACGCTATAGATATTAGACAAATTAAAAATTTAAAATTAGCTAATCAAGTTCTTAAGTTTAGAAAGATTAAAAAACAAAAAGCCGCGCAAGCCGCTCAAATGGCTAATATTCAAGCTCAAGCACAAGCTAATCAACAAACTGCTCAACAAGCTGCATTGTTCGAAGTTCAAAAACAACAAGCATTAACCCAAGAAACAGTTAATATAGAGAGAGCTAAATCTCAATTTGATATTGAAAGAATACAAATGGAGACTCAAATGAAACAACAATTAATGGAGATTGAGTTTCAATATAACATGCAATTAGCACAGTTGAAAGTTAATTCTGAAACTAATAAATTGCAAACAATAGAAGATAGAAAAGATGAAAGAACAAAGATACAAGCATCTCAACAATCTGAATTGATAAATCAAAGAAAAACAAATTCACTACCGCAAACTTTTGAATCTTCTCAGTTTGATGGTTTAGGTGGTATGGGTTTGTAAAATAAGTTAACTATTTAATTATATTATATTATGTCAGAAATTGCAAAACAAGAAGGTGAATTCAAAATGCCAAAACCAAAAAAACCTAGAAATCTAAACAAAGAAAATGAAGTTGTTAAAGTAGATTTATCTACACCAACTTTAGAACAAGATATTACTAAGGTAACAATACAAACAACTAATCCAGATCCAGATGCCATTCAAATCCAAAGCACAGATGAAAGCATGCTACGCGCAGAACAACCCGAAGTGGGATTGCGGGAAGTGGAGCAAGGAAACCAAGGGACCATTGAAAATGTTATTGAAGAAATCACCAACGAAGAAATAGTTGTTGATATTAAAGAAGAACTAAAAGAAAGTGTTCAAGAACAAATAAAAACAGGTAAACCATTACCAGAAAACATCGAAAAATTAGTTAGTTTCATGGAAGAAACTGGTGGAACTGTTGAAGATTACGTTAGATTAAATACTGACTACTCAACAGTAAGTGAAGATGTTTTAATAAGAGAATATTATAAATCAACAAAACCTCACTTAGATTTAGAAGAAATACAATTCCTAATGGAAGATACTTTTTTCTTTGATGAGGATTTAGAAGAAGAGCGAGATATTCGTAAGAAAAAACTCGCTTATAAAGAAGAGGTTGCAAAAGCAAAGAACCACCTAGAGTTAGTTAAGAGTAAATACTACGAAGAGATCAAGTTGAGACCTGGCGTAACTCGAGAACAACAAGAGGCTTCTGAGTTTTTTAACCGATACAAGAAGAATGAAGATGAGTCTAAAAATAGACATGATCGATTTAAACAGGCCACAAAAAGTCTATTCAATGAAGAATTCAAAGGTTTTGAATACAATGTCGGAGAAAAAAGATTTAGATATGGCATACAAAATGTTGATCAAATTGCTGATAAACAGTCAGACATTAATAATTTCATAGGGAAGTTCCTTGATAAAGATGGAAATATTAGTGATACTAAAAGTTATCATAAGGCTCTTTACACTGCTATGAATTCTGATAAAATTGCACAACACTTCTACGAACAAGGTAGAGCTGATGCTGTGAAAGAAGTAGTAGCTAATTCTAAAAATCCTAGTTTAAATCAACCTAGACAAACATCTGGAGAGGTTTTTATAAATGGATTAAGAGTTAAATCTATTAGTGGTTTGGATTCTTCAAAATTAAAAATACAAACAAAGAAATTTAACAATTAAAATTAAAAAATTATGGCAAATGTAAGCCCAAATTTCGGTTCTATTAAACCGAGTCAAAAACAACAAGCGTTAGAAACAAATTACTTAAACTTTACAAATGGAAGTGGTAATGATTTCGCGCAACAATATCTTCCAGAAATCTACGAAGCTGAAGTAGAACGTTACGGAAACAGAACTCTTTCTGGATTCTTACGTATGGTTGGCGCTGAAATGCCAATGTCTTCTGATCAAATAATCTGGTCTGAACAAAACAGATTACACATTGCTTATAGTAATGTAACATGCGTAAATGCTACTGATTTAAGTTTTGTAACTGGTGGTACTGGTTCTGCTTTTGTTAACAATGTTATTTCGATAGGTCAAACTTTAGTAGTTATTAGTCCTTCTACAGGAAAAGAACTTAAAGTTTATGTTACAGCTAGTACAGCTAATGCTTCTACTGGTGTTGGTGGTAATATTAATCCAGCTATTTTGTCTGTTAAACCATATACTCAAGCTGATTTAACTGGCGCGGTTAACTTTACAGGTGCTACTAATCTTAAGATATTTGTATACGGTTCTGAGTTTAAAAAAGGAAGTACAGATGCTACTTTAAACACTGTGAATCCTTCTTTTACTCAATATAGTAACTCTCCTATTATCATCAAAGAGAAATATCAAATCTCTGGTTCTGATACTGCTCAAATCGGTTGGGTTGAAGTAGCTACAGAAGATGGTACTGGTGGTTTCTTATGGTATCTTAAAGCAGAATCTGAAACAAGATTACGTTTTGAAGATTATCTAGAAATGTCTGTTATTGAAGGTGAATTGGTTTCTGGTGGATCTACTTTGACTAGTGTAAACGGTCTTAAAGGAACACAAGGTCTTTTCTCAGCGGTTAAAGAAAGAGGTAATATTGTAAACAACTTTACAGCTTCTTCTGGTCTTAGTGATTTTGATTCAATCTTGAAAAACTTAGATACTCAAGGAGCAATTGAAGAAAACATGTTCTTTTTAAATAGAGCTACTTCTCTTGATTTTGATGATATGTTAGCTTCTTTATCTTCTGGCGCTGCTGGTGGTGTTGCTTACGGTTTGTTCGAAAACTCTGAGCAAATGGCTTTGAACTTAGGTTTTTCTGGTTTCCGTCGTGGATCTTATGATTTCTACAAAACTGACTGGAAATACTTAAACGATGCTTCTACTCGTGGTGGTATGGCTAACACATCTATCGATGGTATCCTTATTCCTGCTGGAACATCTACTGTTTACGATCAACAATTAGGTACTAACATTCGTCGTCCATTCTTGCACGTTCGTTATAGAGCTAATCAAGCAGATGATAGACGTATGAAAACTTGGATCACTGGATCTGTTGGAGGTGCTTACACTTCTGATCTTGATGCAATGCAAGTACACTTCTTGTCTGAGAGATGTTTGGTAACTCAAGCTGCTAACAATTTCGTATTGTTTACTGCTTCAGTGTAAAAACCTGGTAATATTACCCCTGTTGAACTGATAGGGGTAATTATTACCTTTTTAAAATAAACTATTAAATTATATTATATTATGGCGACAACGCAAAAAACAAAAGAATTAGAAGTAGTTAATGCTAATGAAGTGTTAACAAAAGAAAATAAAGAAGAAACTGTAACAAATAAAACAGTAAAAGTTAAAGATAGTAAACCTAAATGGGAGATTAAAGATAGAACATACGTAATATCTGACAATAATTCTCCAATTACTTATACTTTACAATCAAGACACAGTGCTAGATACCCACTTATATGGTTTGACGAAGATACACATAATCAAGAAGAACTAAGGTATGCTACAAATCAAAACTCGCCTTTAGTTAGTGAGCAAAAAGGTCAAGTTACTCTAGGTCATATAATCTTTGAAAATGGAGTATTAAATGTACCTAAAGAAAAACAAAGTTTACAAAAACTATTATCAATTTATCACCCAGGTTTAAATATTAAGTATAGTGAATTTGATCCAACTATAGAAGCTGAAGATGATTTAGAATATCTAGAATTAGAAGTAGAAGCAATGAATGCTGCCTTTGATATGGATATAGACGTCGCTGAAGCTATAGTTCGTGTAGAAGTTGGTTCTAGAGTCAATAAGATGAGTTCTAAGGAAATAAAAAGAGACTTATTACTATTAGCTAGAAAAAATCCTAGTTTGTTCTTAGAATTAGCAAATGATGATAATGTTCCATTAAGGAACTTAGCTATTAGAGCAACTGAATCTGGAATAATTAAACTTTCACAAGATCAAAGAACTTTCCATTGGGGAGAAAATGATAGAAAGTTAATGACCGTTCCGTTTGATGAGAATCCTTATTCATCTATGGCGGCTTTCTTTAAAACAGATGAAGGTATTACAATCTTCAAATCTATAGAGAAAAAACTAAAATAACATGTAATACTAATACTTAGGCGGTTATTGTACTTTAAACTGCAATAACTGCCTAACTATTATAATAAATATAACAATAACAATATAAATAGGTGTACAATGGCTATAAATGTAGATAGTGTTTACAAAGCTGTTCTAGTTGTGATGGAACAAGAAAAAAGAGGTGTATTAACGCCAGCGGAATTTAACAAAATTGCTACCCAGGCACAACAAGAAATATTCACTAAGTATTTTGATGACCTAAACCAATTACTAAGAACTCCACAAACAAGTCTAGCTTATGCCGATAGAATGGCATTACTTGACGAAAAAATAGCTATATTTAAAACTACGCAATCTGTACCTCTTGTATCTGGCGCATATACCATACCTTCTACTTCTTTAGTACAAGAACTTGGATTAGTAGTTTATGGTAATAGAGAAACACAAAGAATACAGGCTAATGAAGTTTATACAACTAACGAATCTCCATTGACTGCTCCTAGTGCTCAATATCCGGTATATACTTATGAGAACAGCGTAATACAAATGTATCCAACTACGTTGACTGGTAATATAACACTTAAATACTTAAGATTTCCAGTCGATGTTAAATGGGGATTTACCTTAAATGCTAGTTTAGGTAATTACATTTATAGTGAAATAGATTCTGTTAATTTTGAAATACACAAATCTGATCAACCAGTCATTGTAAATAAAATACTAGAATATGCTGGAGTAATGTCAAAAGATCAATTCGTGATGTCGCTAGGTCAACAACATACTCAACAAACTAATATAAATTCTAAACAATAAAGTAATGGCTGAAGTACTTCCAATAGATGGTTTCATAACACTAGATAATATAATTAATAACTTTATAATTTCTTATACTGGACCAGGTAAATTAATACCAGATGCAAAACGTACAGAAGTTATATTCCACGCTAGACGTTGTCTACAAGAATTTGCTTATGAGACATTAAAAAGTCAAATGAGTGATACAGCAACATTGCCAGTAGCTGCTGGTGGAGTAACTAAATATACTATGCCATCTGATTCTGTTATAGTTATTAATATATTAAGATCAACAACTAGTGGCGGCGCTACTCAAACGCAGGCGATGACTAGAACCCCTAACGTAATACCTTTAGATCAATTAACATATTACGTTGACTATACTAATCGCACTGTTTCATTTATAGATTCATTAGCTAGTTATACTATTTCTTTTAGTTATTTATCTAATGCATTGACTAACGACGAGTACGCTTTAATACCTAAACTAGCAGAAGAAGCATTATACTCTTGTATGATATATGCTGTTTTAGCTAATAGAGAAAATACTGATCCAAATGTATTACAAAGATTATTAATAGAAAAAATTGATAAATTAGAAAGATCTAAGTCTAGATTAATATTTACAAATTTTACATAATATAAAAAATAAAAGATGGCAGTAAATGTAAATACGGTTTATAGAACTGTTTTGCTTATATTGAATAAAGAACAGAGAGGTTATATGACACCTGACGAATTCAATAAAGTAGCAGCGCAAGTACAGATAGAAATATTCAATAAATACTTTGATGACTTAAATCAATTATTAAAATCAAAACAAACAGATCTTAACTATGCTGATAGAATATCTTTACTAGACGAAAAATTATCAATATTCAAATCAGAAATAACTTTAACTGCTACTGCTGGTTTATTTAATGTTCCATCTACTGTAAGAGAAATAGGTAGTGTGGTATATAATGGTAATGAAATACAAAGATTGCAAAAAAATGAATTCTACAATATAAACAGATCAGATTTAACAAAACCATCAGAAAACTATCCAGTATATCTATATGAAAATAATTCAATGAAAATATACCCTTCTACAATAGTTTCTAATGTAACAGTAAACTTCATAAGACAGATAACAGATCCTGTATGGGCTTTTGAAGCCTTACCTGCTAATAACTATAGATACGATTACTTACCAGGAAGTAGTACTCAATTTGAACTACATTCATCAGAACAAACAAATATAATAACTAGAATATTAATGTATTCTGGTGTAATTATAAAAAATCCAGACATAGTACAAATGGCGTCTCAACAAGTTCAATTAGAACAAATTAATTCAAAAGCATAGTAAAAAATGAGTTTAATAAACGAAACTAATAGACAATATTACGAAGGAGCACAAAGTTTTATAGGTGACGATGAACAAAACATTTTCTTAACTACATTTAATACTGATTTAGTATTTAGAAGTTACGATCCTAATAACGAATATTATCCTTTAAATAATTTTAAACTATATACTAGTACAACTGGACTTTATGGAAGTTTCAATGAAGTAACTAGTCCGTATGATGTTATAAATAATGCTATAGTTTTTGTTGGTCCAGTTAGTTCCGGTACATATATAGTCGTTCAATTAAAGAGATTAGAAGGTGGTAAATATGGTAATAACGATGCGTACGGGACAACAGTTGAAGAAAACTACGGTAGTTATGCTTATATCAAACTAGATGAACTTATAAATAACTTTATAGTCGCTTATGTAGGTGATGACAAATTAATACCTACTGTGAAAAGAACTGATATAATTTTTCACGCTAAAAGAGGTTTACAAGAATTTAGTTACGATGTCTTAAAGAGTATAAAATCGCAAGAACTAACAATACCACCTAGTCTTAGTGTTGTAATACCACAAGACTATGTTAACTATGTTAAAATATCTAGAATAGATGCTAGTGGAGTTAAACATATTATATATCCAGGTACTTTGTCAAAAAATCCTTACACAATGCCTATTCAAGATACAGAAGGATTTCCAATACAGGACACTTTTGATGATAATATAAATGGAAGTTCTATCACGGAAGAAAGATGGGATTCAAACCATAATGACGCAGTAAGAAATAACGAAGAATATTTTGTTTCTGATATATATAATAATAATAATATATCAAGAAGGTTGGGTCAAAGATATGGCATGGACACTTCTAATGCTAATATAAACGGAACTTTCATGATAAATGATAGAGAAGGTAAAATATCATTTAGTAGTGATCTAGTTGATTCTATTATATTATTAGAATATATATCTGATGGATTAGCGTACGATTTAGATACTAAAGTACCTAAATTAGCAGAAGAAGCTATGTATGCTTATATATTACATTCTATAATATCTAACAAACAAAATCAACCAGAATATTTAGTACAAAGATTAAAACAAGAAAAATTCGCTAAAATTAGAAATGCAAAGATAAGACTTTCTAATATAAAATTAGAAGAATTTACTAAAGTATTACGTGGTCAATATAAATGGATTAAACATTAATCAATATGCCTGAAGTTAAAAATAGTTTTTTATCATCTAAAATGAATAAAGATTTAGATGATAGACTTATACCTAGTAATGAATATAGAGATGCTTTAAACATATCAGTTGGTAAGTCAGAAGATAAAGATGTTGGAGCTTTAGAAGCTGTACTTGGTAACCAGTTTATGGTGGCGAATAATCCAAACAATAATAATTTAATATGCATAGGTCAAGTTGCTGATAATCAAAATAATAGAATATTTCAATTTTGGACAGACTACGAAGATCCTACTCCAGGAGAAATAACAACTGCTACTTCAGGAGATATGCGTATAACCGTTTATCAAGTTAGTAATAATTCTGGAGTATTAACTACTTTAGTTTCAGGTGTATTTTTAAATTTTGCTAGTAATAGTGAATTTAGAATTCATGGTGCAAATGTTTTAGAAAACTTACTTTTTTGGACAGATAATAGAAACCAACCAAGAAAGATAAATATAAATAAAGCTCTAAGTAATTCATTATATTATACAAATGAAGTTCAAATATCAGTAGCTAAATACGCACCTGTATTCCCAATAAGTGTATATAAAAAAGTATTGACAACTACAACAAGTGTTAGTTCTAATCCAACACTTTTATCTACTTCTTTTTCCGTTTCATCAACTGATGCATCTAAATTAAGTTTAGGAATGCAATTAATTAGTATATATTGCGGTATTAATGACTATGCAGTAATAACTAAAATATCGAGTAATGTAATTACGGTATCTTTTAAAGTAAATACTGTAATACCAAGTGGAACTCAACTTTATTTTTATGGTTCCACTATGTCTGATAAATCTGATAATCCTGAATGGCCTGGTGATCCTAATTATTTAAAAGATAAATATATTAGATTTAGTTATAGATATAAATCAGAAGATGGTGAGTATTCTTTAATGGCACCTTTTACTCAAATATTATATATACCTAATCAAAATGGTTACTTTCTAAATGGAGATGAATCTTCTGCATATAGAAGTACCGTTGTTTCATGGGTTGAAAACTATATTAACAATATAGTATTAAATATAGAACTACCAGATATAGGAGATAACATAGGCAACTCTTATAAGATAATTAGTTTAGATATACTATATAAAGAATCTGACGCTCTAACTGTTAAAGTTTTAGAAACTATAAGTGTAAATCAAATAAAACAAATAGCTGGAAATACAAACTTATATAATTACGAATATAGATCTCAAAAACCATACAAAACACTACCAGAATCTCAAACAGTTAGAGTTTATGATAAAACTCCAATAAGAGC